ATATAGAAGTAGAGGACTGCCATAACTATTTCTTAGATGTTGGCTTTGATGTTTTAGTCCATAACTCAGGAAAGACCTATGCTATTCTTCAAGTGTTATTCTCAAAAGCAATAGCAGACACTTGCACTATTACCGTAGTAGGTCAAGATATACCTAACCTTAAAGTAGGAGCGTTGAGAGATGCGATAGACATCCACAACGCAGACGAGGCTATTAAGCAGCAAGTAACTTTCTATAATCGCTCAGATAGGGTATTCACTTTTAAGAACGGATCTATTATCGAGTTTAATTCTTACGACAACGAGCAAGACGCAAAGAGTGGTAAAAGAGACTACCTATTCGTAAATGAGGCTAACGGCATACCTTATAACATATTTGAGCAGTTAAGCCTTAGAACTCGTAAGCAAGTGTATCTCGACTACAACCCCGATACAAGCTTCTGGGTTCACGACAAAATAATACCTATGCCAAACGCTGAGTTGATTATCTCAGACCATAGGCACAACCCTTTTCTTAGCGATAAGATTAGGGAGAAAATAGAAGCTCTTAAAGACAAAGACTTAGATTTATGGAAGGTTTACGCAAGGGGCAGAACGGGTAAAATAGAGGGGCTTATACTTAAAAAGTGGTACGTACTAAACGAGAGTTTTGAGGATAAAAATTTAATAGGTTACGGAATAGACTTTGGTTTCACTAACGACCCTACTACCTTAGTAGAGGTAAGGCTGCAAGATGGCGAGCTATGGGTAAAGGAGTTAATCTACGAGACTGGGCTAACGAACAGAGATATAAGCGATAGAATGGAGGCTTTAGGTATAAGCAAAGGAGCTTTAATAGTGGCAGATAGTGCAGAGCCTAAGAGTATCGAGGAGCTGAGGCGTTTACGCTGGACTATCGACGGCGTTAAGAAGGGAGCAGATAGTATTATGTTTGGAATTAACTTGCTTAAAGGCTACTCAATTAACGTACATTCGAGCAGTAAAAACTTAATAAAAGAGCTTGAACAGTATAAGTGGAAAGTAGATAGAAACGGAGATAGTTTAAACGTTCCTATTGATGGCTACAATCACGCAATAGACGCACTCAGGTATTTAATAATGCACAAATTTTCAAAGAAAGGATATGGAACATACAAAGTTGTCTAAAATGACGGTAGGGCAATACCAGCTAATTAACGAGATAGATAGCACTCTCCCCGTAATGGAGCAGAACATCTACGCAGTAGCAGCTATAAAGGATATAACCTACGAGGAGGCAAGCAAGGTCAAACTAAAAGACTTCGGCTTAATGATGGCAGAGCTTGGGGAGTTCAATATTAAGCAACTAGAGAAGCTAAAGATTAATAGCAAGGTAATTTTAGACGGCAGAGTTTACCACTTAGAACATCGACCCGAAAAACTAACAAGCGGACAGCTCTTGGATATAATAAACATCCGCAGCAAGTACTCAGGCGAAGGCGTTAAAGTTATGGACTTACTCTTAGCAGCTATAAGCAAACCTGAAGGCAAGAACTACGGAGACGACAACCTCAGCTTAAACGAGCGAGCCGCTTTGATTAGAGGCACAGAATTAGAAAAGGTTTGGAATATCTTTGTTTTTTTTTGGAATCTTTGGAACGATTACTTGAGCAATACAGAGGACTCTTTGAGCAAGTGGATGAAGGATACGCTAGCGATGACTCGGGAGATTTTGGACAACGATGGGGACTATTCAGCATAATAGAGGCAATGTCTAAACTGCATAATATAAGCATAGAGCAGACCACTAAACTAGGGGCGATAGAGTTTCTTAACTGGTGGGCGTATATGGTAGAGAAAGCTAACTACGAGAAGAATGCAAAATAAACTATACGCGAATTTAGATAAGTACTGGCAGACGGTTGTAGATGACTTGGTACAATCTTTAAAAGACGTAGGTAGATATGCAAGCGGTAACACTGCTCAGGCAATAGGAGATGGCAACGCTCAGCCCGTAGCAATAACTGCAAACGGATTTAAAATTACAATATCAATGCCTAACTATTACGAGTACTTAGACGAGGGCGTAAGCGGGGCTAAAAATAATACTGGTATATCTAGGTTCAAATACACAAATAAAATGCCGCCTATAAAAGCTATACGTAAATTTATGCTTAACAGAGGTATAAACGCTCCAAGAACAAGTAACACTAAATCAGGTAAACGTCAAGACGCTGAGAAGATACGCAACGGGATAGCCTTTGCAATAGCTCGCAGTATATTTAATAACGGAACAAAGCGAACCGACTTTTATACTAACGTAATTAATGATAAAAAGCTAATAGCCTTCGAGCAGATGCTACTAGCTCAGTATAGCAATTATGTTATTGAGTTAATTAAAATAAATTAAATGTGGCGAATGTGCCATAATTAAATTATTTTTGCAATAAGGTATAGGCGCACTAACTTCCTTTTTCAATAGAACGCAAAACGGTTTGGCTATGTGTAGTGCCGACCTAACTAAATTACTATACTAACAGATAAAGATAAAATTATGAGTAAAGAAAAGAACAACCAAGAAGAAAACAAGGCATTACATATAGGTGGTGTTATACGCAGTGCTGATTCATTTCAATCAGAAGCTGTAAAAAAATTAGAAGCATTTTATGATTATGGAAACGAAGATGGAAGATATTCAAATGCTGAATTAAGTAGAATAATGAGTTGTATTGAAAAAATAAAGGCGATTCCTTTGCATTGCGTATAACGGCAAAGTATATGAGAAGTGGGGGATTAGAAAGCACAAAAGTTCGGGTCGCTACCGAAAGTCCGATAGTAGCTGGGGACTACATTATACCGCTACACCCCCATTTCTTGCATACAACTGTCAACTAAAAGACGTTTTAATGTCGTTTTAGTGCAAGTTATATATAGTCAAGGTGGCGTAATGAGGCGTGGTTGCCAAACCCATTTATGGTTGCTTTAAGGTTCGACTCCTCCCCTTGACACTGTGTTATATTTGCATTCATTAATTAAAGGACTCGGGCTGCAAACCTTATGAGTCCTTTTTTATTTTAGGGCGTATATAGGTATAATGGCTATTACCATCCAAGACCAACCGACAACCACTTACATAAGACCAGCCTTTGCTCCTATTGAGTATTTATTAAGCTCAACTAACACCGCACAACTTGGCTTTAAAATAGTATGCAAAGTATATCTTAACCCTGCTGGAGCAAATACACTTATAAGCACTCAGCAAATAAGCGTAAGACCTTCGACTACTCAGGCGATACTCAGCATTCAAGACGTAGTTAAATCCTTTGTTCCTATTACTTACTCCGTACCTAACGGAGATACGGTAGGGCTTATCACTAACGCTTTAAACCAATTTAGGGTTACCTTTCAAGAGTATTATAGCGGAGCTTTGCAAGGCTCAGTAGTCACCTCCAATACTATAAGCTCTTTGGCTGCATCGCCTAAGTACATCCAATTTGCATCTAATGAGTGGCAAGACTACCAACTAGCTACAAGTGCAACGTTTAAAAACTTGCTGAGTAATTTTAGCAATACAATCTCAGTGATAAACGCTTTCAGTAGTTCAAATAATTGGCTAAAGGTAAAGACCGACCAAAAGACGCAAATACAATGGGCGCAAAGTGGAGCTAGTGCTAACTTTAAGGTATGGCTTAAAACCTTAGACGCCTCTTTTGCTCAAATCTCTTTGAGTCAATTAGACTTAGGGACTACAAGTAAAGGATACTTTGCTTTGGATATTGGCAGACAAGAAGCCTCTGCCCACGCTTGGGACACTCCGATAGTATGGACTGCGGCTAAGTATTACGCAGTAGCGATATACGACGAGTCTACGACTGAGCTTGTATCTAACGCCTATCTTTACGAGTTAGACGACTGCGATACTAACTATACACCTTACGAGCTGCACTGGCTTAATCGTTGGGGCGGCTTTGATAGCTTTGTCTTTGATGGTAAAAGCAACCAAACTACGGAGGTAAATAAGACCTTTGCTAAATACTCTCCCGATAGAGTGAGCGGAACGAGTTTAGTTTATACAACCTCAGCACAACGTACAAGAGCTTTTAACACATCCACAAGCGAGAGTTATAGTCTTAATAGTAGATTACTCCAAGACTTCGAGTCGGTAGGCTTAGAGGACTTAGTATCATCTCCCGAGGTTTATTGGCGAAGCGAAGCGGGCTTTGTAAGCGTAAACGTAAGCGGCAGAACCTACCAACACGCTAAGAGCGAGAACGGATTAGTGTATAGCCTTGCTTTGGATATGGTCATAGATAACTCAGATGAACGTCAATGGTAATAGAGCATATTATAGCTGGCTACTCGATACCGCATAACGAGGGAGCAATACCTCTAACTAAAGAGGCATACGATGTTAACAACCCACAGAAGAGGTTATCGGATTACTCCAAGACTATTACGATCCCGGAGGGCAAGTTAGTAAACCAAATCTTCGAGCACGCTTTCGATGTAAACGTAGATTACTTAACCTTTAATCCTAACCTAAAAACAAGTTACCAAATATTACAAGATGGTGTCTTAGTTATTGACGGTTACTGCCAGCTCTTAGCGATTAAAAATATAGACGGCTTAGTAACTTACGAGATAGCTGCAACGGGTAAGGTAGGCAACCTATTCGAGAAGATTAAAGATAAATATCTGCAAGACTTAGACCTCTCAGG